GCTTCCTCGGCTTCCAATTTATTCGACATAGCAGCTACGGCTACGTCAAAAGCTGTGTCGTCCAGACTTGCAAGAGCTGCTTGCAACGCTGTAGCTTGTTCAGTGCCAACTGCGCGTGCGAGAGCGGCTGTACGAGCTGCTACTTTCGCTTCTGCTGCGGCCTTGGCTTGTGCAGCTTTGAAGTCTTCGGCAGCATTCACCAGGGCGCTCAATTCAGCGATCTTGGAGTCTTTGTCTGCCAGTTCAGTAGCGGTGCTTGCCAGTTGTGCAGTCAATGCAGCGACTGTTTCTTTCAGGGTTGCGTTCTCTTGCGCCAGGGTGGCATCCGAGAGCACGGTCCCTTCATTCGTTACGTCAGTCGCCAATTCGACTACTCCTTCATTTGTTGATTCTGCTTGCGCAGGCGCTTGGGACATACCAAGCATTCGTTTTAGTGCGTCTTTCAAGATTGCTCCTTATTACGAGTAGTTAGGTACTGTGCGAACTGCTCGTTCGTCATGATCGAGTTAATCAGTCCCATATCCAGTGCTTTATTAGCTCGGAACATAGACGCCTCCGTGGCCTGCACTGCTTCTACAGAAAGACCTGTGTACTTGGAAACGTGGGCGCAGAATTCGCCGTATAGCGTATCCACACTCTCTTGCAACGATTCGATGAACTCTTCGCGGAAGTCTCCGTTGGCATCATATGGAATCTTGTTTGCACCCGCCGATACGAAGGTTCTTGTGATCCCCTCATTAGCGAGCTGCTGGCTGTTGTTGTACAGCGCAATAAGGACTCCGATACTGCCGACTTGACCTTGCGGATGACATACGACTTCATCGCTCATTACGCACAAGGCGTAAGCTGCTGAAGCTGCACAGTCCTCTACGTACGAAATCAGGTAGACACCTGCATCGTCCGCCATTTGGCGAATCGCGTCTGCTGTTTGGAAGCAGTTGAACGCTTCCCCGCCACCAGAGCTAATATCGAATACGACTGTCTTGCAGCCAGCTTGGATCGCATCTGCTACCCCGTCTTTCAACGCTGCGTAGCTTGTTCCGATTTCCCCGCACATTGTCTGCACGGGCTTGTTTGTTAGGCTTCCATGAATGTCCAGAACGCCGATGAAGCCGGGAACGATACCGGGATTACCAGAGTCATCGTCTCCATCGTTGTCCGGGTCATTAGGAATAACTTCTGCCAGCATCCCACTATTGCGACGGTCTAGGTACGAAGTGATCGCCCTGAATGACTGCGCTGAAATGAGATGCGGCTTGTTGTACAGATCGGCAAGCAATCTGTGAACAGGCCGTTGCATCTTCATATCTATTCCTTATCCTGTGTTATCACGATTTCTCGCGGACTTGTCTTGCTTGCTTGACTTGCCGCCGATGTCCGCTGTGCCGTCACCAGATTTGCCAGGAGCCATACCGTCACCGGATCGGCTACCAGCGCCCGTAAGGTTCTCTTTATCGACTGGCTCATCTACAGGACGAGGTTCAACGCCAAGGACTTCACGAGTCTTGTTAAGGATCGGACGATCAATCTCGACAAGGCCAACTGAGGCAGCACGTTGCAGGGCTTTCGACCATGCTTCGCTATCTACTTCGTCAACGTCACCGAATTCGAATGTCGGCAGATTATCTTGATTCCAGCCGTTCAATGCGAACAGTTGCGGGATCAGGTCGTTATTCAGAACATCGCGAATCTCATTCAAACGATGCTCCATAGCCAGCTTGCAAAGAACACTTGCTTCTTCGTCGGCTGAGTTCAATACCCTTGTTGACAGAGCTGTCAGGATGTCGTTTTGTAGCGCTGCCATAATGGACGGAATGTCGAACTTGTTGTGGCCTTTCGCCTCCATCAATTCGAATTCGAACATCTTATTGCCGCCGTCATCAAGGACGAGAGGCATAACTAGCGAGCGCTGCTTACCGTCTGCAATCGCTTGTGCAGCGTTCAGGTAAGCTTGATATACTGCTTGTTCTGCTGGACTTGCATCTACTGCCATGTATTTCGGAGGCATGTAAATGACTGGAACGGACGCAATGTCTTTCGATACGCCCAGCATCAACTGGTCTTTAAGCATTGATAGCTGCTTATACGGCAGGTACACAGATTTAAGAATCGACTTCCCTTCCGGG